TCAAGCTAATTATATCACATTTCGGCGCGGTTCGCCGAAAATTTGAACAGTTCCTCTCGCTACGCTCGCTCCACTGTTCAAATTTTCCCTTGCTTCGGAATGAGCGTAAATCTTATGAAAGGATATGATATGGGGCTTAACTATATCATACAAGGGACAATATGAATAACGACGAAAACGGGTATTACATGCCAATATACATGTGCAAGCTTTGTGGTGAAATCCTTGTAGGCGTAAAAGAGAAAATTACAGACAAGCACTTGGCAATTAGCATCACAGATGCAGTTGGTTGTCTTGGCAAAGGAGCATTTCCATATGTGAGAAGAAAAACACCTCACACATGTGATGACGGTAGCATTGGCATTACTGATCTAATCGGAATGAAATATTTCGAGGAACAGAAATCATGAGCGAATACATAACCATAGGAGATTGCGCCGCGATATTCCAGGGGCGCAACCTGGACAAAGTCAAGCTGAACACCGAGGGCAAGGGAATCCCCTACATCGTTGGGGCGTCCTGCATGAAAGATGCCCGGCTGAAATGTGAAAAGTACTGCGAGAATTTCGAGAACGAAACAATATCCAAGTTTGGTGATATACTCGTTTCGACCGTGGGAACGCTCGGAAAGGTCGCGATAAACGATATAGGCGACTGCGTCCTTTCTAGACACGTCTGTGCGGTGCGATTCGTTCCGGAAATATTGCCCGAATACGGGCTGCTGTGCCTCTTGGCGTCGCTGGAATTGTGCATACCGCCTGACGATGGCACGCAGACGGGATTTTCCCGAAAACTCGATTGTTCGGAGATTGAGAAATTACCCTTGGTGTACATCGTTCCCGATAAGCAGCGTGAAACAGTTGAGAAGATGGTGCTGCTTGCATCATCATTCCAGAATATGAAGTCAGTAGACAAGCTGGAGAATATGCCGGACGATCCGATTGAGTTGGCAGGTTGGTTTAAGAAAAGGGCTTCCAAGCTCATCAAGGAACAGAACCGTACTCTTGATCAGATAGTAGCAACCATAAAATCCGGGTGGGACAACGCGCCCGAGGAAATAAAACAGCTTATGTTGGAGGACATAAAGACATGAGAATTGACAGCGTAATAATTGAAGTGCTTGCAAAAGCAGAAGTGAGCGGCAACACGCTGCGCCTTACAGAACAACTTGACCGAAAGACATATCAGCAGGTCAGCAAGGTGCTTTCGGCAATCGGCGGCAAGTGGAACAGCCCCAAGAAGTGCCACGTCTTCGCTGACGATGTAGAGGATATCCTGCAGAGCATTATCCTCACTGGCGAATACACCAGCGAGAAAGCAGAATATCAGTTCTTTCCGACCCCGGACGAGCTTGCCGCCGAAACAGTAAGGCTGGCACACATCACGCCTGACGATGTGTGCCTTGAGCCCTCGGCAGGCAGAGGAGCAATCGCCAAGTATATGCCCGGCTGTGACTGTGTGGAGCTTAATTCGAAAAACCGCGCTTTCCTTGAAGAACAGGGGTTCAAACTGGTGCATGATGATTTCATGACGTTCGAACCGGACAAGCAGTACAGCGTGATCGTAATGAATCCGCCGTTTGCCAAACAGCAGGACATTATCCACGTCACCAAGGCAATACACATGGCTACACGCTGTGTTGTTGCAATCATGTCGGCGTCGGTGCTGTTCCGCACTGATAAGCGCACAACAGAGTTCCGCGCTCTTGTGGAAAGCTATGGCGGTACCATTGAGCCGCTGCCGGAAAGCTCGTTCAAGGAGAGCGGCACGGCCGTGAACACTTGCAGAGTGGTAGTTAATAATGGGTAAAAAGGAGTACCAACATGATAATCAAGAAACTCGCAAAGCTTGTGAAAAAGACACATTACCTTGGCATAACTTCCACGACCAACGAGCAGTCACAGCAGTGGCTCGGAGGAAACTGGGGTCTTTACGACATTTCCGATTTGCCGTCAATAACGTATGAACAGGCTTGTGCCATGTTCGATTTCAATGCAAAGACAATCGACAATACATGGGACGATAGCGACGGAGCGTGTATGCTTGCCAAAAAGGTTGAAACGGCCTGCAAATTCAGAAGATTTGAAGCCGACGAAATCGAAATACACTCCACATTCTTCGGAGAAGAAGAGATGAAAGTCGTTGTCGACAAAGACCAGACTACTTTTGCGTTTATTCCCGCCGAGCTGCTTTCGCCCATCGTTGAAACAGAATATACACAAAAGGTGCTTATTCAGGGCGAGGATGATGCTACATATCTGCTTGTATACAACGGTTTACAGTTGGTTGCAATGATTCCGTCACTTCGTATTCCAAAAGGAATGGTGGACTCCTGGCAGGAATCGCAGACCAAGATATACAACTGCATGAGTCTTTATCTGAATACTTTGGCAGCTGAGGAGGAACGCAGAGCGGCAAGCGATTCCGGGGTCGAACATCAGTACACGTTCGACGAGAACGAGGACACGGAGGACGAGGAAGATGCTGAATAATTTATGCATGCAGGGCAACCTTGGAGCAGCGCCCGAACTGAACACATCGCCGAGCGGCATATCAAGCGCTTCTTTCCGGATAGCCGTCAAGCGCAATTACAAAGAGTCTGACGGAAGCTACAAAACAGATTGGTTCTCCTGCGTAGCTTTCCGTCATACAGCTGAGTTCATCTGCAATCATTTCGGCAAAGGTGATATGATAATAATCAACGGCTCTCTGAGAACCAGCGAATACACCGACAAAGCAGGAAATAAGGTCAGCAAAACCGAAATCTATGTGGAGGGTGCGAACTTCGGCGGCTCAAAGACATCAAGCGCACCGAGCGGCGCAAAGGAACAGCCCGCTGCTCCAGACCCACCGCCCATAGTCGGAAACAATGCACCGGACGATGATTACCCATTCTGATGGAGGATAAAATGAATAACGAAATAGGAAGTCAGTTGAAAAATTTACGAGAAAGAAAAGGCTTAACCATTGAGCAGGTAGCCTATGCTGTTGATGAAATCCCCAGCGAGGTCGAGTTTTGGGAAAGTGGCAAGCTCAAGCCCTGTGCCGATGCGAAGAGAAAGCTGGAGTTCCTGTTTAGCTGTTTCGGCGACGATCACAAGGAACTTGCAAAGGTAAACGAGGAAAACTATTCCGACTTTTTCAATTATCCAGAATGCGTTGACGTTCCTGAAAATTTCCCATCTTGGCTCAAGGCACACGGCTTTTTCGCTGCTCCAGCCTCCCTTGGACATCATGGAAACCAGCGCGGTGGACTTTATATACACTCTAGTCAAGTTGTAGCCGAGCTGGAGAAATATACGCGAAACCTCGGATTGCAGTGGAACGAAAGCAGGAGCGCTTGGCTTGTCGGAATGTTCCATGACCTTTGCAAGGTCGATGACTACTGCTACAACTGGGCCGGCGACAAGTGGGAATGGAACAAGAACCAGATACTCACAGGTCATGGCGAAAAGTCACTGATAATGCTCCAGCGGCATATTACCCTCACTGAACAGGAGATAGCGTGTGTTCGCTGGCACATGGGGTCGTTTACCGATCAGAAAGAATGGGAATATTACGGCAGAGCGGTTGAACGGTACCCGGCCGTACTCTTTACTCACACTGCCGATATGTACGCGTCGCGCGTTCTGGGGGTATAAATGCAGCACATAGAAGATAACGAACAGATGATACTTATTCGCTGGGTGCAGTTCGAAAGCGGCAGACACCCCGAGTTGTCGTTGCTGTTTCATGTTCCGAACGGCGGTAAGCGCAGCAAGGTCGAAGCCGCAAGGTTCAAGGCGATGGGAGTGCAGGCGGGTGTTCCCGACCTGTTTCTCCCTGTTCCGCGCGGAGCTTATCACGGACTGTTTATCGAGATGAAAGCTCCCAAGGGGAGAACGTCTAATGCACAGAACACATGGATAGAAAAGCTGAAGAACAACGGATATGCAGTCGAGGTGTGCTATGGATTTGAGTCAGCTCAACAAACGCTGCTCTCATACCTTGATGAAAAATAGCTGTTTGCAATCAATTTCACAGGGAGGTGTAACTTATGGCTAAGAAGAGAAATTGCAGGAGAACCCCGGAAGAAGTGAGCATACATGACGAGGCGGTGAAACTCCGCAAAATGACTGACGCTCAGCTTGTCGAAAAGGTTCGTTCTGCATCTGTGGCGGCAAGTAAGCCGCCTACAGCATTTGAGGAGCAGGCCACTTCGACCAAGAGTGTTGCTGAATTCCTCGAGGCGTTTGCAAATGCCAATATTCCGGGCGTGGGGAAGATAACGCTTAAGAAGATGAACACATTCGCAAAAGACAACGGATATCTTTAATAAAGGGGATTGGACGATATTATGACGGTAGCAGAATTAAATAAATATTACCTGCTGGAGGACGCTATTCGAGATGATAAAGAGAGAATCGCGAGGATTGAAGCAAAACTCTGTGGTTCCAGCGCCTTCGATACGAGCGGTGTACCGAAGAATCCTACACCGCGCAACCGTACCGAGGACAGCTTTATCGAGCTGGCACACCTCAAGACGGAGCTTGGCAATGAGGTCAAGGAGTATGAGGCTTTGAAAGTCAGAATTGAGCGGTATATCGCGCGTATCAACGACCTGCTTATTAAGCGCATCATGGAGAAGCGAGTTCTCAAGCATAAAAGCTGGCGTACTGTTGCGGAGGAGCTCGGTGGTGGGAACACCATCGACTCCGTCAAGAAGATGTACTATCGCTACATATCGGACAATCCTGATTAAGTTGTCACCAATGTCCCCCATGTCCCGTCCAATGCGTGATATAATGAAAACATAATCAGATGCAATGCACTCCTCAATTTTTGCGTTCTCGCCCGGCGCAATATAAAATTGAGGAGGTTTTATGTTACCCAGGAAAAAATGTGAAGAAATCAAAGCTGTTGAGATGCCGCCTATCAAGGAGTATCTTAAAGAGATACAGCGCGACGGCAGCGAACTTGGAGCCGATGAGGTGTTAAAGGACACGCTCAAATGGCTTGATTCGCGCGGGATGAAGAACGCTGTATCAATGCAGATGGTCGAGCAGTATGCATTCTCCGTGGCTCGGTGGATACACCTTGAGCGGCTCATCTCGAAGTATGGCTATATCGCCAAGCACCCGACCACCGGTGCACCTATTCAATCTCCGTATGTAGTGATGGCTCAATCTTACATGAAACAGGTCATCGCGATACGGAGTGAAATCAATCTTCAGCTTAAAGAATCACGTCCCGCGCCGACGACATACGTTCGGGAGGTGGTTTACGGTGAGTAACGAGCTGAACTATTACCTTGCGGACGTTGAGGAGCTTATCCCCTATGCGCGAAATGCCAGGACGCATTCCTCTGCACAGATAACACAAATTGCCGCGTCAATAAAAGAGTTCGGGTTCCTCGCCCCTATCGTCATTGCCGAGGATAACACGATTTTGTGCGGTCACGGTCGCTTTTACGCCGCGCAAAAACTGGGCTTAAAGAAAATACCCTGCGTCAAGGAATCACACCTCACCGAGGCGCAGAAACGCGCATATATCATCGCAGACAATAAGCTGAGCATTAACGCAGGCTGGGATGATGAGTTGCTTGCTGTGGAGCTGTCAGACCTGCAAGGCGAGGGCGTTGACCTATCTATCACAGGTTTTGACGAAAAGGAACTTGCGGACTTATTCGATGATAAAAGCAAATCTGATGTTGAAGATGACGGGTACGACCTGTCAGCCGCATTGGAGAAAGCGGCATTTGTACAGCGCGGCGATATCTGGACGGTAGGCAGACACCGTCTGATGTGCGGCGATGCTACCAGCGCCGATGATGTTGCCGCTCTGATGGGAGGCAAGCGCGCGAACCTGCTCCTGACAGACCCGCCGTATGGCGTATCGTTCAAATCATCGAGCGGCTTGACCATTCAGAATGACAGCATAAAGGACGAAGATTTCTACAGCTTCCTTAAATCGGCTTTCAGCGCGGCGGTCGACTGCCTCGAAAAGGGAGCGGCGGCATACATCTTCCATGCTGATACGGAAGGACTGAATTTCCGCCGGGCTTTCGTTGACGCTGGCTTTCATCTCGCTGGCTGCTGTATCTGGGTCAAAGATAGTCTGGTTTTAGGTCGGAGTGACTATCAATGGCAGCATGAGCCGGTTCTGTATGGATTCTTGCAAAACGGCAAGCACTCATGGTATTCCGACCGAAAGCAGACCACCATCTGGAACTTTGCCAAACCCAAGAAGAACGCGAACCACCCTACCTCGAAGCCCCTTGACCTTTTATCATACCCCATTCAGAATTCCTCGCAGGAAAATGCTATCGTGCTTGATACGTTCGGAGGGAGCGGCTCAACGCTTATGGCGTGTGAGCTGACAAACCGGATATGCTATACGATGGAGCTGGACGAGAAGTACGCTTCTGTTATCCTGCGGAGATACGTTGATGATACTGGACGCTCCGACGATGTATTTGTCGAACGTGCCGGCGAAAGAATCCCATATGCTTCACTTGCAAAGGCGGTGGAGCATGAGTGAACTAACTTTAGGCAGTCTATTTGATGGCAGCGGCGGCTTTCCCCTCGGAGGAATGCTTGCGGGAATAATTCCGCTGTGGTCCTCGGAAATAGAACCGTTTGCCGTCCGTGTCACAACAAAGCGACTGCCTCAAATGAAGCATTTCGGCGACGTGTCTGCGCTAAACGGTGCGGAACTACCGCCTGTCGATATTATCACATTTGGCAGTCCGTGTCAGGATATGAGCATTGCCGGAAAGAGGAGCGGCTTGGACGGCGCACGTTCCAGCCTGTTCTATGAGGCAGTCAGGATAATCAAGGAAATGAGGTGTGCAACAAATGGCAAATACCCGCGATACTGCGTGTGGGAGAACGTTCCCGGAGCATTCAGCTCAAACGGCGGCGAGGACTTTCGGTGCGTCCTCGAAAGCCTGTGTAAAATCAAAGATGAAACCGTTTCTGTTCCTCAATATGAGGGATGGACAACAGCGGGATATATCATGGCAAAAGACTTCTCCATTGCCTGGAGAGTCCTTGACGCTCAATACTGGGGAGTACCCCAGCGAAGAAAACGCATCTACCTTGTCGCAGATCTTGATTCCGAACGCGCCGGAAAGATACTGTTTGAGTCAGAAGGCGTGTCGCGGTATTCTTCTGAGGGCTTCCGCGCGTGGCAAAGAACTGCCGCCGCTGCTGAAAGCGGCATTGGAGCGGCAAGCGGGGGCTTAATGAACGCTGCCGGCTTTTGCGCGGAGCATTCGGCGAAAGCACGTGGAATCGGCTACGAGGAAGAAACCTCGCCCACGCTCCGCGCTGGGACGATACCAGCAACTGTCTACGAAAATCATTCACAGGACACACGGTATACCGGACCGCTTGATGTCGCTCCGACAGTAAGTTCGACCTATGGAATGGGCGGGAACAATCAGCCGTTTGTTGTGACCAAAGAAACGAGATGCTTTGATGTAAGGTTTACCTCCGAGGGAACAAAGAATGCCAGGCATAATTGCTATGAAACTACTACGTCGCGGACAATAGATACCGGCGGTAATGCGCCGGACTCCAACCAAGGCGGGGTTGCTGTTGTATCCGTCCAGGGCTCGATGATAGGCAGAACGGACAAGAACGGACCGCAAGGCAGCGGAGTGAACGAGGACGTTTCTTTCACGCTGAATGCTACCGACCGTCACGCTGTAGCTTTTTCGTCGGCGCGGGTATACAGTACGAGCAAGAACTCATACCACACAGAAGCTACCGAGAATGTTGCAGGCACTCTTGTGGCATCTGACTATAAGGATCCGCCGACCGTTGCGGAAGAACCTCGATACATCGTCCGGCGGCTCATGCCTACAGAGTGCGCCCGGCTGCAAGGCTTTCCGGATTGGTGGTGCACCGACCTCGAAACAGCAGATCCGACCGATGGTGAGCTTGAATTCTGGCGACAGGTATTTGAAGTTCACCGAAATATAACGAGCGGCTCAAACAAGGTAAAGTCAGATAAGCAGCTCCGTGCATGGCTTAAAAGTCCTCACAGCGATTCAGCGGAATACAAGCTGTGGGGGAATGGCGTTGCTTTGCCCTGCGTTTTCTTTGTCCTTTCGGGCATTGTTTACTATTCACAGTTGAATGTTGAAAGTTTGTGAGTTTATTCTCTTGATATGTGTCCCTTTCGGAGTTAATATATAGCTGGTCAGCAGGCAGCACCGAGCGTCATAATATACACATAATTCCGCTGTACATTTCGTGTAATATATTGTTCCTAAACCGCTTGCTATTATCTCGCTTTAGAGTTAATATGTACACACCGAAAGGGAAAACAAAGCCAAACGGAGGACACGACAATGAAAAACACACAGGTACAGATCGAGGGCATTAAGAACCAGACCATAGGCGTTGAGGTCGAGATGAACAACATAACAAGAGCGAAAGCCGCGCAGATCGCCGCTGAGTTCTTCGGAACGCACCGCCACGAAAACACCGCTGGTCGCAACGGATACTGCACCTTCTCCGCTTGGGACAGCGAGGGGCGCGAGTGGAAATTCCAGAAAGACGTAAGCATTCACGGACCTGACGGTGAAAAGTGCGAAATGGTCACTCCAATCCTTACATACAGCGATACCGAAACACTTCAGGAACTCATTCGCCGACTTCGCAAGGCGGGAGCCAAGAGCGATGCGACAAGGGGCTGCGGTGTACACGTTCACATCGGCGCACAGGGACACACGCCGCAGAGCCTCAGGAACCTCGCCAATATAATGGCAAGCCACGAAAGCCTTTTAGCAAGTGCCATCAACCTCGACAGAGGAAGAATGAACCGCTACTGCCGCACGGTAAGCCCCGCATTCCTCGAACAGCTCAACCGCAAAAAGCCCCAGACCATGGCGGAGCTTGCGGACATCTGGTACACTAGCCAGAACGCAAGCTACGGCAGGTCAGCGCATTACAACGATAGCAGATACCACATGCTTAACCTGCACGCCACTTTCACCAAGGGCACGGTTGAGTTCAGGCTTTTCCAATTTGATGCACCGAGCGGCACAAGGCAGAACGGACTTCACGCAGGACAGCTCAAGAGCTACATTCAGCTTTGTTTAGCGCTCAGTGCGATGGCAAAGAACGCAAAGAGCGCAAGCCCCAAGCCCCAGCAGGTGGACAACCCTAAATACGCGATGCGCACTTGGCTCCTTCGCCTTGGATTTATCGGGAACGAGTTCAAGACCGCAAGAGAAACTTTCACAAACCGTCTGAGCGGCGACGGAGCTTTTCGAAACGGCAGAACAGCATGACCCCGGCAAACCGCCCCCTGACCGCTTCGGCGGTCTTAGGGTGGTAGAAGGGCAATTCTTCAGAAAGGACGTATTTTTATGAAAGAAAAACTCTACTTGGCTTATGGCAGCAACCTCAACATTGTTCAGATGATCATACGCTGTCCGGACGCGAAATTCTACGGAACGGCTGAAATCAAGGACTACGAGCTACTTTTCAAAGGGAGCAAGACCGGTGCATACCTGACCATTGAGCGGCGCAAAGGCTCTAGCGTGCCTGTGGGTGTATGGGCGGTCACAGAGCGCGACATTAGCGCTTTAGACCGCTACGAGGGTTTCCCCGCATTCTACTACAAGAAGGAATTCCGACAGCAGATATGGGGCAGGGACGGCGAGGACTTGGGCGTTCACGACTGCTTTGCTTACATCATGCATGAGGATAGGCGGATAGGGATACCAAGTTCGGTGTACATCAACACCTGCAGAGAAGGCTACAAAGATTTCGGATTTGATATTAATATCCTGATGGACGCAGTAAAGAGAAGCGAGGAGTCAGCACTATGAAAGAAACAACATCAAGAAGAGCGGCGCAATGCCCCAAATGCAACGCGATTTATACCGCACCGCCTGCAATATCGCGCGATGATGGCCACACACTCATTTGCCCGGAATGCGGCACAAGAGAAGCTCTGAAGAGTATCGGAGTGTCAGCCGAGGAGCAGAACAAGATCATCGACATCATTCACCGCTGCTACAAAAGGTAAAATACACATGCTAGCCGCGAAATCTTTGTGCAGGATATTCTTTTGCAATCGCTTGCAATTTCGCCACTTTAGAGTTAATATGGACACACCGAAAGGAAATACACATCAAGCAGGAGGAAAAGAATATGTGGACAAAAGGTGCAATAGAAATACCGAGCAGCAACGGCGGCATGACATCGGTGAGCTACTGGGTGAAACACTACGAGAACGAAAGCCAGTTCGGAATTGACAACGGCAGGATCTCAAAGCTAACACTTGTCCAGGACAGCAAAGTAGTGTACAACTACGACCGAGGCGAGGACATCGAACCTCAGACATCAGAAGCGGAAAAGGCGCTTGCTATCCTGCTGAAAGAGTACAACTGACACCTCAACACGGCATCAATAAAATGGCAGAGAGCGGCGCAAGGGCGCTATTCCTGCCTTTTGCCGATGTGAACCCCCCTCAAGGTACTGTGACCCGGGGGCGGGGTGAGGTGAGGCTCGCCGACGCCCAATTTTCGCCTAGTCATGGAGAAAAAAACGGGTCACTTGAATTGAAAAAAATATTTTTGGGGGTATTAGAAAAATGGCAAGGAAAAAAGCACAGGAAACCGAGGTCAAAAAAACGGTGTCGGAGGCGGCTACAAAGCCAGTTCCGGGCGGGGCAAAAGCCACGCCTAGCGGCAAGAAAACGGCGAAAAGCGGAGCGAAACCCGCTAAAAGTAGTGAAAAAGGCGGTTCAAGCGGAGCGAAACAGACTAAAAGCACCGCGAAAGGAAGTGCGGACACCAAGCGCAAGGCTACGAAGAAAACAGCGCCGGAAGCCGCCGCAGATAAGCCGGCGCGCACGCCACGCAGAAAAGCGGCTGATGTTCCCTCTGTGAGCGGCGACAGTGCGGTTCTTAACGCGGCGGCAAGGCTGGAGGCTATGGAGGAAGAAGCGCGTACAGAGGCGGCACAGGACGCACGTCCCGCGACCTCGGAGCCGGCGGGGATCATTTACTCGCTGAAAGCTGGAGCGCAGATATTCGTGAAGACCGCCGACATTGTAGCGGCGACCGGAAAGACTACGTCATGGATCCGCGACATAACAGCGCGCGGGATCATCAAGGAAACCAAGACAAAGCATGGTACGCTCTACGACTTTACGCAGACCATGAGGGCTTATTGCGCGTCGCTGGAATCGCGCCGGAGCGATGATGATACCGCTGATGTGGAGCTTAAGCGGAAAAAGGCAGAGGCAAAACTCAAGGAGTCCAAGGCGGTCATCGCGGAAATGCAGGCAAAGGAATTCCAGGGCAAAATGCACCGTTCAGAGGACGTACAGAAAATGACCGCCGACCTGCTCTACTTCGTTCGCGGCGGGCTTGTGGCTCTTGCCGGAAGATGTGCCACTGACTGCGCTGCGTCCTCCGAGCCTGCCGAGGTGCAGAAGATCATTGAGCATGAGGTTCATGAGATCCTTAAGGACTTATCCGAATACAAGTATGATCCGAAAAGATATGACGAGCTGGTGCGGCAGCGGACTAACCGTGAACTTGACGCTGACTTCGACGATGGAGAAGATGAAGAATAAATCGGCGTGAAGTTAGTAAGCACCGGATTTCAGAGGGTAAATACAGCTTATTCGATAATATCTTTTTCAGATATTTTTGCAATTTGTCCCGAATGTCCCCCATGTCCCTTTATATTTGTGATACAATATAATCGAAAAAATACCGTTTGAGGCGACGGACACAGAGCCAACATTCAACCAGTCTGATCACCGCGCCCAAGCGGTATTTTTGTTCGATTCAAACAGAGTAATAGCGCGGACTTGCAACACCGCGCAGACGATACAAGGCGCAGGGGCTTTCTCCTTTGACCCTGCGCAGATTTCAGAGCCGCACAGTGCCGCGCCTTAGCGCGTGCGGTGCAAATCCGCAGGCTCTTGTCAAGACGTTGTGTATACAATACACGGCACAGGCGCGGACTACTCATCCGTTCGCGGTGAAACAGAGGTAGTGCGGGAGCGCATTATCCGATGTGGAACTGTGGTGTTCGTGTGGCAGTAGCTCAGTTGGTAGAGCCGGGGGAAAGCACACCCCGTGTCGGCGGTTCAAGTCCGCCCTGCTGTCTTGGGACGGTGGTATATGTCGGGATACGGTCATGGTAAAAAGTCAGTATTTATACTGGTTCAGCCCACTGCCGGCGGGTTCAATCCCCGCTGCCGCCCGCTAATTGTTTGTCCCGCTTTTGTGCGGGCGGTGTTTCCTTTCCATGCTCCCGGCGTGCGCCAACGCTCCGGGAATATCAACCATCGCTGTGCATGAACGGCGGGGGCAGGACCCGCCGTTCCCGCCTTTTCGGGTGCGTGGCTCAATGGTTGAGCACCGGACTTTTAATCCGGATCATGTGGGTTCGATTCCCACCGTACCCACCAAGCCCTATGCGGCTTTAATTCGGGCGATAATATCAATAAATCCGTGTGTCAGAAAGGGGTTTGAGCGGCGGGAGGTGGCGGTGTGTTCCGAGAATCAGAAAAAGATCGGGTGAACAAGCTGAACGCCTGCCTTGCGAAGATCCTAAGCGGCATGAAACCGCCGGAAGACCTCACCGTATCACAGTGGGCGGACAAGAACCGCCGGCTTACCTCCGAATCATCGGCGGAAGTCGGCAAGTGGCGGACTTCGCGAACTCCGTATATGTTTGATATACTGGACAGTTTTACTGACCCGCTTATCGAGCATATCGTAGTTGTCGCCGCGTCGCAGGTCGGCAAGTCTGAAACCATTAACAACATGGTCGGATACTGCATAGACCAGGACCCCGGACCAATACTGCTGATACAGCCCACGATTGACGATGTTAAGCGCTATTCGGAAATGAGAATTGCGCCGATGATCCGTGAAACGCGCTGCCTTAAGCGCAAAGTCGCTGATCCCAAGTCACGCGACGCAGCGAACACCAAGCGGCAGAAGTCGTTCCCTGGCGGCGTGCTCGTCATGACTGGTTCGAACGTGGCGCACGATCTTTCATCAATGCCTATCCGTTATGTATTCGGCGACGAGCGCGACAGGTGGGCGACGAGTGCAGGCTCTGAGGGCGACCCGTGGGAGCTGGCGGTTGCAAGAACGAGAACGTTCTACAACAAGAAGATGGTCGAGGTTTCAACGCCGACTGTTAAAGGGGCGTCTGCTATCGAAAACTCTTACAACTTAGGCACGATGGAGCGGTGGAAAACCCAATGCCCCCATTGCGGCGAATATGTCGAGGTCACATTTGATAATATCAGATTTGAGTACGACGCCGCCGAAAATGGCGACAAGAAGATATTCCACATCTCAGAGATTTTCTATGTGTGTCCGGAATGCGGCGGCATATCTGACGAACACACGATGAAGAGTCAGCCGGCGAAATGGGTCGCCACGGTTCCCGAAGCCAGAAAGCACCACAAAACGCGCTCGTTCTGGCTGACTGCATGGGTTTCCCCATGGGCAACATGGGAGTCGATAATATTACAGTTCCTGCAGGCGGGGACGGATTCTGCGAAACTGCAGGTCGTGTATAATACGCAGTTCGGCGAGCTTTGGGAAGAGCGCGGCGACATGGCTTCAGAAGATGATGTTATGGCGCGGCGCGAAGTCTATGAGGCAGAAGTGCCGGACGGCGTACTGTTACTCACCTGCGGTGTGGATATACAGGACGACCGCTTAGAATATGAGGTCGTGGGACACCGGCGATTCGGTGAAACATGGGGTATAAAGAAAGGCGTTATCCTTGGACGCCCTGACACAGAAGAAGTCTGGGAGCGGCTTGACGAGGTATTATCTCATAAATACAAGTTCAAAAGCGGGGTTTCGTTGCAGATCTCGCTTACTTTTATCGACGAGGGCGGACACTTTACACAGGAAGTCCGCCAGCACTGTCTTGCCCGTCAATATGACCATGTGTTTGCGATAAAGGGCGCGAACCGTCCGGATATACCGTACACCGCGCCGCCCAAGAAACAAAAAATCGTGGTCAATGGCAAGGTTATCGGGCAGGTGTGGGTGTATGAGATAGGCGTTAACGCCGGCAAGCAGAAGATCGTGGACAACCTCCGCGTTCAGTCGCCCGGCGCTAACTACTGTCACTTTCCCTTGCGCGACGATTACGGCAAGCAATTCTTTAAACAGCTGATGTCGGAACACCTTGCGTATGTTCCGAAACTGAAACACCCCTGGCAATGGCAGAAGATCCCCGGACATGAGCGCAACGAGGCTTTTGATATCCGGAACTACAACCTTGCGGCGTGCGAGATACTTTCGCCTGACTGGGACGCGATAGAGCAGAAGCTCCGAACGGCTAAGCCGGGCGAAGAAAATGCGTCAATTCCCATGAAAGAGAAGAAAGCAAAGCCGCGTAAGCGCAAGAAAAGTGAGTTTTACGATGATTGGTGATGATAACGATGATTAATAAAAATACGGCTCGTAAAATGTATGAACATTATACAAAGCGTATATACGAACTTATCAAGGCGCAGGAGTCGCTTACATCTGGCGGCGTCAAATCGTACAAGATCGGCGACATGGAGATCACCAAGTTTGACATGACAAAGCTTGACGAACTGCTGGAAGAAGCTGTTGACCGGCAGGCATACTATGACGCTATCCTGCACGGCAAGGCAACGCGCAAGACCGTGGGCATAATCCCCACGGACAGATAAATCATTTTTGCAATCAATTTCAAAAATCAGCAGAAAAGAGGGCGCGAATTTGATCGCGCCTTGATTTCTGCCGGTTTAGGGCTTTCACGGCAGAGTTCATAATTTCTCCGAGGGCTGTGTGCGCGGCAGCAGCGGCGTATGCGGCTCTTCACCGAAGAAAAAGCGCCTGCTTGCGGGCAGGCGCTTTGAATGTTGAAACGGCTTACTCAGCGGCGTCAGGCGGCGTCAGCAGGTCGTTAAGGGTAATACCGAGCGCATCGGTGATTTTCAGAGCATTGGAAACAAGGCAGTCGCCGCGTTTTTCCAAGTCTTCAATGGTGCGCTTTGGTATGCCTGTGAGTTCAGACATTTTCGGCACGGAAATCTTTGCACGCAGCCGATATGCCTTGATATACAGAAACATAAGAATCCCCCTTTACTTTACGAAGAAGAACCAGATTAAGAATACTATAGCCACCACAGACATGGAGATGCTTACAATGTGCCAGATCAGCTTGAGAAGTGTTCTGTTTTTTTCGCTCATACTATTGACCTCCTTTTGAAAATGTGTTATAATACTCTTGCCGGGGCTTTCGCCCCGGTAGAGCGGAACGTTTAGAAGAACGTTCCCTTGATTATTGCCCAGATGGTTCCGACCGTGATGAGGATTTTCACCACCTGGGTCAAGAGCTTGTCAAGCTGTTCGAGCAACTTGGTGAGCTCTTTTATTTTATTGTCCATCGCTTTCACCTCCCTTCTGACAATATTATTATACCACGTTATAACGTGATTGTCAATAGTTTTTTTGAAAAAATCTCAAAAAAATCAAAAAAATACAAATAATAGCACCTTGAAAGAGGTGCTTTTTTTATGGGCAAAAACGGCGCATGAGCCGCAATTGCCGACAAGTGAAATCTACAATTTAATAAATTAAGGCACGCCCGGTCAAACGGCGTGCCTTTGTTATTCCACGAAAAAAGGGGGGACGTTTATGAGCGGCTCATATGTACATGCAAGCGGGTACGGTGACGCTGGAGCATCGCTTACTAAAAGGTCATTAAGGGCTTTCAATGCGCGTTCGGGCGCGCCGATTGAGGATATAGACTTTCACAATGCAACAATGCGTCAGCGCGGGCGCATGCTATATATGGCTTCTCCGATAGCCGCCGCCGCTGTGAACACTAATCGCACGAAGATAGTCGGTCCGGGACTCAGAATGAAGTGCAGTCTTGACGCGGAACTGCTTGGACTTTCGCCGGAAAGCGCAAGGCAATGGTGCAAGCGCACCGAGGCAGAGTTCCGGGCATGGTGTCTGAACAAGTCGTCATGTGACGCGCTGGGCATAAATAATTTCTACGAAATGCAGCAGTTAGCCGTGAAATCCTGGCTGATGAGCGGCGATGTGTTTGCACTGCTGAAAAGGCGGGAGCCTACCCGGCTTAATCCGTTTTCCCTTTGTGTGCAGATGATAGAAGCTGACAGAATAAGCACGCCGTTATGCTCTGTTTCAAACGGTATTTTTTCAGTCACAGAGGGCAAGTATGGCGATAATGAAGTGCATGACGGCGTAGAGGTGGATGCCGGCGGAAGAGTGGTAGCTTACCATGTCTGTAACGGTTACCCGTATTCTATCGTGCTTAAGGACATCAACTGGGTCAGAGTCGAGGCGGTCAGCAAAAAGACCGGACTGCCTAACATACTGCAGATAATGGATTCAGAGCGCCCCGACCAGTATCGTGGCGTCTCGTATCTCGCCCCGGTCATTGAAATGCTCCTGCAGAATCGCAGATACACTGAAAGCGAACTTACGGCGGCGATCATTCAGACGTATTTTACCGGGTGGCTTGAAACGGATACAGATTCGACTGATATGCCGATGTTCGACCATTCCGATGATGACGACGCCAACGAGGATGAGCCGGAGATGTCGCCCGGAAATATTGTAAAACTGAAAAAGGGCGAAAAAATCGTATTCGGCAATCCTAATATACCGACTGCCGGGTATGAAACTTTCACCAATTCGATCGCGCGGCAGATTGGCGCGGCGCTTGAGATGCCACATGAGGTATTGCTCAAGGAATTCACCGCGTCCTATTCGGCGTCTAAGGGCGCGCTTGAAGAAGCATGGGAAGTCATTAAAATGCGCCGTTCTTGGTTCGTCAATGACTTCTGCCAGCCTGTTTATGAGGTCTGGCTTGCTGAGGCTGTTGCACGCGGCAGGATAAAGGCACCGGGTTTCTTCGATGATCCTCTTATCCGAGCGGCATGGTGCAGTGCGCGGTGGGACGGTCCGGCGCTCACACAGCTTGACCCCAAGAAGGAAGCCGAGTCAAACGCAATGCTGGTTCAGCACGGCTGGAAGACAAACGAGCAAATCACAAGAGAGTACTACGGCGAAAACTGGGAGGACAATATGTCTGCTCTTGCGGTGGAGAACGAGCTTATAAAGAACATTATACCCGCCCAGACGAATAACATCGCTGACGATGATGAAGAGGGAGATGAAGAAAATGCCGACGAAGAATAAAGGCGCTGCATATTTTGCGGAGCGTGAGGGATATTCGGTCAGGGCTGACGCTGATACGGAAACCGCTGAACTTGTTCTTTACGGTCAGGTCGTAAGGCGTAGACCTTTTAATGGGTTCACAGGAAAACCAGTCGAGGGATATTTCATTGTTGAAGATGAAATATTAGATGATTTAAACGCTGTATCGAAGAGTAAAGCGCTTAATATACGGCTTAATTCCTGCGGTGGTGAATGCCACACGGCGATAGTGATACATAACAGACTTCGTGAAATGGCTAAGAACGGCACACAAATCACCTGCACGGTCGATGGTGTTGCGATGTCAGCAGGTTCGCATATTATGTGCGCTGCTGATACAGTAAAAGCGTCCGAGGGGTCGCTGATAATGATACATAAGTCGCTGGTCATGCTTTGCGGCAGCTACAACGCTGATGAACTCAGAAAAACCGCGCTCGCAAACGACGCTTATGACAAGTCTATGCTGTCGGCGTACAAACGCAAGACCGGAAAGGAAGAAGCTGAACTCATCAGCATGATGGCTGATGAAACATTTATGACCGGAAAAGAAGCCAAGGAGCAGGGCTTTGTTGACGAGCTCATTGAAACGAGCGATGAAGTCAAGATAGCTGCATCGGCTGATAAAACGGCACTGTATGTGAGCGGCAGATTTATGCCGCTTTACGGAGCAACATGCCCTGAAAATATACCGATTGTAAATAACGCTCCAAATATTACAGCGACACACCACATGGCATTACAGCCTGAATCAAACGAAGGCAATGCAAATAGATCAAACAACAATGAGGGAGGTAAAACTACTATGGCAGTAAATCTTGCTGAACTGCGCAAAGAAAATCCTGAACTCGCAGCACGCGTTGAGGAGGATTACAAGGCAGAACACGCAGACGAAAACAAGACGGCAATGGACGCCGCTGTGCAGAAGGCGCTTGCGGACGAGCGCACACGCTTAGAGAAGATAGAGGCTATCACCGGACAGGTAAGCCCGGAGCTCCTCGCTGACGCTAAGTACAAGAACCCCTGCACAGCTGAGGAACTTGCTTACAAGGCTATGTCGGAGAATGCAAGGAAAGGTCAGTCGTTCCTTAACGACATGAAGGCAGATTACAGCGGTTCCGGCGTGGAAGATGTTCACGCAGTTGCCCCGCAGGCTGACGGCAGCGCGGAACAGACAAAAGCCCAGGAAGAGGCTGAGGTTTTAGCAGCTATCGACGAGGCACTGAAGGAGGGATAAGTAATGACAACTGAACTTCTCAACAAGCTCGGCACGGTTACTGCTGACAACCTTGTCGCCGGCACGGATCCGGCGTTAAGAGTCGGCACCGGAAAGCTCCGCAAGAACACAGGAGAGCTTAAGCGCGGCACAGTGCTGGCTAAATCTTCAAAGGACGGCACACTTGTTATCCTGGGAACAACCGCTTCGTCTTCGGACAGCGAGGTGCTTGAGCCTTACGGTATTCTGACCGATGATATCACTGTACCGGCTGACGAAGATGTAAACATGACCATCTACATCGGCGGCAAGTTCAACAGCAACAAGATCATCATGAAGGACAGCTACCAGATGACGGAGGCAGACAAGGATACCCTGCGCAAGTATGGCATCGAGTTTACCGCCGCCGATTCTAACTGACAAGGAGGACAAAATGGCAGTTAATCTTGACATCACACAGTCTTATGTGTTACAGTCTATTGCTGAAAAGGCTAAGCCGGAATCAATGTTTTTCAGCGAACGTTACTTCACCACGGGCAGGAACGACATTTTTACATCGGATAAGGTGCTTGTAGAGTATAAGCGCGCCGGACAGCGTAAGATGGCGCGTTTCGTTGCAGAGCGCGGCGGCGCTATCAGCGTTGGACGCGATGGCTACGAATTATCCGAATTCAGACCGGCATACATAGCAGAATCCCGTTCGCTCACGGTTGACGATCTGTCAAAGCGCGGATTCGGCGAGGCTCTTGTAACGGGCTCTACACCTGCACAGAGAGCTATCCGCCTGCTTGCAGAAGATTTCACGGAACTTGAAATCAGAACACGCCGCAGAATCGAGTGGATGTGCGCACAGGTAATGCAGAACAATGCGATCACTATGCAGGAGTACATCGACGTCAATACACCCGGCGAGGTCAAGCACATTCAGTTCTATGACGGAGATGCTTCCGAGCATACTTACACCCCGCAGAATCTGTGGAACTCCGCTGACGCTAATATCATCGGTGATGTATATGCTATGTGCGAACTGCTTTCCGATCGCGGAATGGTGCCTGCCGACCTGCTTATCGGCTCTGATGTTGCCGATGTATTCTATAAGAACGAGGAACTCCGTGTAATGCTGGACAAGACTCTCGCTTACAACTTTGGCGCTGTAAACGAGCGTATCGTTATGCCCGGTATCAGCGAACTGGGTACATTCAATTTCAGAGGGCACACCCTCAGAGTTATCGTTGTGGGCAATAAGTACGAGGACGAGAACGGCAAGACCAAGAGCTACTTCCCCAAGGACGCGGCAATGGTAACATTCCCGAACTGCGGACGTGTGGCTTACGGTGCTATAACGCTCATGCCTTATGGCAGGGATAATTTTGAGACCATCGCAAAGTCGAGAGTTTCCAAGCTCTTCGTCGACAACAAGCACAACACCAGAGCAGTCGAGCTGTATTCCAGACCTATTGCAATGCCAAGGGTTTATACCCCTTATATCTTCGCAAGCAAGGTCGTAGGCTGATAGGAGGCATACAGTGTTAATTCGTATCAGAAACACCACATTCGGGTTGGTGGTTAACGGTATCGTCAAGCCCAAGTCCCCCAAGGACCCGCCGTTTGATGTTGACGAGAAACTGGGCTTAAGGCTTGTCCGCGAGGGTATCGCGGAGGCGGTGGACGGTGCCGAGCGCGGCGAGGTTCAGTCTGAAAGTAATGACAATGATAACGCCGAAAGCGCCGGCGATGACTTCGGCATACCGCAGTACAGCGCCGACACTTCAAAAGCTGATTTGCAGTCGATTGCAAACGAATACGGCATTGAGGTATCTGCAGCTGCGACCAAGCAGGAACTCATCAAGGCGCTTGACGACTTTTTCGCCGACGCGCTGTCCGATGATCCGGAGGGCGAATAATGGGCTTTAAGGACATGGTCAAGTCCGATATCGCAAATGTGCTGATGAACACCGGGGAGTTTGCGGAAAGTCACACGCTGAAATACGATGGAGAGGTATATGAAAATATACCGATCATTCTCCAGCGGGTCAAGCAGTCTGACAGACCTATAATTCAGAGCGACCATGCTGAGGGCATATACCTTGTGACCGCCGTTGCCTATATCAACGAAAAGGACCTTGACGGGGTGATCCCCGAACAGGGACATCGCTTTGAGATAGACGACGGCGAGGCGCTAGGTAAGACGTTTTTCCGCAAGTATTCGGTAGTTACGTCCAAATGCGAGATGGGGCTTATCACGCTGGAACTGAGGTATTACGATGAGTGACAGCTATTCAGGCGGCAATTATTCCGGAATCGTCAACATTTCGCTTGCTGATGATTCCGGCAGCTCCAAGGCGCTCGACCGGGCAACAAAGCTCTTAGCCGGGATACCGGGCGGCATTGAGAAGGCGGCCAGTTCTTCCCTGACCCGCGCCGCAACGAGCGGCACGGCGGCTGTAGCGCGTGAAGTCAATAAGGACTATTCGCTGAATACGTCCGACTTCAAAAAGTATACCAAGTCCTCGCAGCATATTCAGAAGTCCGGCGATGAAATAAGCGTCGGACTTAGTTTTCGCGGATTTCATGTTCCGCTTATCCGGTTCAACGCAAAAATCACCAGTTCCGGGCTGTACAGAGTGCAGGTCAAGCGGAACACCGCCGGCGAAACGCTGAAACACGTTTTCCGTGCAACGATGGACAGCGGACACATCGGGCTTTTTGAACGATACGGGTCAAGCAGACTGCCGATAAAGCAGAAGTTCGGTCCGTCCGTTCCGCAGATGCTGGGTGCGAATCCGACCCTTGCAAATACGGTCGGCGACAATGTCCGCAAGGTGTTTGAGGAGCGCATGGAGCATGAAACAACGGCGCTGCTTAACGGCTGGAGGTAACCATGACAAGGGTAAAACTCATTCAGGAACTGAAAACGTTCTGCGAGGACGCGATAAAGAACATTTCTCTTCCGGAGGCAGTCCAGAAAGGCGACACAAAGGAGAAAAGCCGTGTTCCGGCGGTGTATCTCATGCGCCTGCCTGACAGCAATTCGGCAAAGAAACTCGCGCCGTATATCATCGTTCAGTTCATCGACAGCAAGCACCATCGGAGCGAGAACGGCTATCCTAATCCCGAATACACGGCGGCGGTGCGCTTTATCTTCTGCGTGTACTCGCAGGACGAGCAGGACGGCGCTGTAATGCTCCTCAACCTCATGGACAGGGTGCAGGAGCGGTTGCTTGAACAGGTGCAGATAGGAAAAGAATTCGTGCTGGACGAGCATGAGGGGGTTGAATCGGTTGTCTATCCCGACGATACCGCGCCCTACTATGCAGGCGAAATGATAGGCACATTCCACATCAGACCAATACAGAGGGAGGTTGATTTCTTTGGCAAGGAAAACCGACGTTTCGGAGGAAATGTCTGAGGTAAAGAGCGCCGGCGATGAAGTACCGTCCGAACAGCCGGAACAGGCGGAGCAGGACGGGCAGAACGCGGCGGCAGAGTCAAGGGTCTGGGTCTATTTAGGTCCCTCGATACGCGGAGTGGTCACGAATGGCAGGATATATTTCGACTCAAAGGCTGAAATCATCGAGTCGTTCGGCGAAAAGCTCAAGGATTACCCGCAGATCGAGCGGCTTATTGTCGCAGACCACAACGTTGCAAAGGCAAAAAGCGACCTGAAAGAAAAGCGCGGTATTTACATTCCGTATGACGCGCTTATCAGGAAAATCACAGGCAAGGAGGAGTAAACCATGGCTTTAAGACATGGCATAAACACATATAAGGACGATACCGGCGTTGTTGCGGTGCAGACCGCAGCGGTCGGTATTCCTTATTTCATAGGCGCATGGCCCTGCCATCGCGGTAAGGGCTACACCGGCAAGCCCCAGTTTTCGTCCGGATTCAGCGAGGCGGAGGAACTCGGCGGCTACAGCGCCGAGTGGAGGAACGCGGACGGTTCGCCCAAGTGGAATCTCTGTCAGGCAATGTACGGATACCATAAACTCATGGGCATGTCGCCGGCGATATTCTACAACATCTTCGATCCGGCAAAGCACAAGAAGGCGGTCGCAGCCGAGGAATTCACGGTTGCCGACCACATCGTGGAGCTTACCGCTGACGCTATCATAAACGACGATCTTAAGGTAACGGCAGGAAGTACGTCAGCAGTACTGACAAAGGGTACTGACTACGAGGCATATTATAGCGGCAACGCGCTGTGTATCGAGCTGCTGTCAGACTCGTCGAGCTACAGCGCCGACAAGCTCAAGATCGGCTATGATGTCGCAGACCTTTCCACCATCACGGCAGAGGACGTTGAGATGGCTGTGGAAACAGTTGAAATGTGCCGCAGCGTTGTCGGGATTGTTCCCGACCTTATATGCGCCCCCGGCTGGTCAACAGATCCGACAGTAGCGGCGGTGATGGCGGCGAAAGCGCCGAGTATCAATGGACTGTTCCGCGCCAAGGCGGTCGTGGACATCAACACCAAGACAGTCAATGACTATTCCAAGGTGCTTAAGCACAAGACCGACAACGGATACGTATCCGAGGACATGATCGTATGCTGGCCGATGGTCAAGAGCGGCGATTATCTCTTTGACCTTTCCATTATAATGTGCGGGCTTATCGCAAAGGTGGATTCCGGCAACGCCGATTGCCCTTACGAGTCTCCGTCCAACAAGTCCGTATCCATCACCGGCGCGGTTTGCGCGGATGGCACTGAGGTAACGCTTTCACTTCCGCAGGCTGATGTTATCAGCGTATCTGCCGGAGTGGTTACCGTACTTAACAATGGCGGCTGGACCCTGTGGGGCAACTATCTGGGCTGCTATCCCAAGACGAGCGATGTAGCTAAGATGTTCATCTGCACCAACAGAGTGCAGGACTGGATATGCAACACGTTCATCAATACATTCTGGCAGTACATCGACAAGCCTCTGACCCCCGCGCTGCGTGACGCTATCATCAATGCGTTCAACGCATGGCTGAACGGTCTGACGGCAGAGGGTAAGCTCTACGGCGGCGAGATCGCATATTCTTCGGAACTGAATCCTGTCACCAACCTTATGAACGGTATGTTCCGGCTTGACTGTCAGGCGGCATCACCGATACCGGCACAGCAGATAGATATGCACGTTCAGTACAGCGTGGATATGCTTGAGGCTGCGCTTGGCTCTTAACGAAAGGAGGAATACAAATGCCTAATGGTGTTGACGAGGGCGTAATCGCCTATTCCGTGTATGAGGACGAAAAGATGTTTTACGGAGTTGCGGAGGTTGACCTTCCGGACTTTGAAAACGCGGTCTTTAACGTGAGCGGCGCTGGCGTTCTCGGTGAAATTGAGATACCTGTTGCGGCGCACCTCAAGGCTATGACCACAACGTTCAAGTTCAATCACACGAACGAGGCGGCATACGCTCTTGCGGAGGAACGTGTCCACACGCTTTCCCTGTGGCGTGCTGACCAGCACTACAACTACAGCGAGGGCGAGCTTGAAACCAAGCAGAAGAAGATCATCATGCGCGTTGTGCCGAAAAAGCTGACCGGCGGTACCGTCAAGAACGCGTCGCCGATATCTGTAAACGGCGAATACGCGGTACACTACTATGCGGAAATCGACGCGAACGGCAAGAAGCTCTGCGAGTATGACCCGCTGAATTTCCGTTACATCGACCACACCGGCAAGGACAGAGCGGCGGAGATCCGCAAGTGTCTGGGTATGTCCTGATAACATTACTATCGCTGTTCCCTGCATTTCGCGGGGAACGGCGTTTCATTTGAGGAGGAATTTTGAATTATGGCAAAGACAAACGTTGACCTTGAAAAGACTGAGAACATGGACGAGCTTGTTGAGAACGAGCTTGAAGATATGACTAACACCAGCGTTGAAAACATACTGCATCTGACCAAGCCCGTTATGTATAACGGCGAGGAGGTGACCGAGCTTGCATTTGACTTTGACAAGCTCACCGGCGCGGACGCTCTGAACATTGAGGAAGAACTTGTGTCCCGCGGGAAGACCATGTACTACGGCGCTATCAACGACGCAAATTATCTTATCCTTATGGCGGTCAAGGCTTGTACAAAGCCTGTCGGCAGGGATTTTTTCAACAAGATATCCATCGTCGACTTTGAAAGGATAAAGAACAGAGCGCGTTTTTTCTTGGCCGGTGTTGCACAGTCGAGACGCTAAGGCGCAATATCCTTATTTTGGCGCAAAACGGATATGCACCTATCCCATTTTGGCTGGGGCAGCCACTTAAAGAAATACAGCGGTGGATTATTACGCACAATAAAATCCTGAAAGAGTCGGAAAAGAAGTAAGGAATGGCGAGTGTCGAATGCTTGGTAAACAATATGAAATGATTTATAAGCTCAGCGCGACGGTAGGCGAAAATTTTAAAGGAACATTCAATTCCGCACAGAAAATTCTTGCCGCTACTCGTGATAAAATTCAAGAGCTTAACAAAAAACAAGGCGATATAAGCGCGTATCAAAGGCAACAAGCCGGAATCGACCGCACAACCACGCAGTTAACTACATACCGGAAACAGCTTGAAATTACTCAAAATGGACTTGAAAAGCTGAAAAACAGCACCGAAGATACTACGGTGCAGGAAACACAGCTTGCTGCGCGCGAAGTCGAATTAAAAAACCGCATTGCGAACACCGAACAGGCTATTGCGGACAAAAATCAGCGCTTACAGCAGATGGGTCAGAAGCTCTCTGAGGCAGGCATTGATATCAACCAGCTTACCAGTGAAAGTGCACGTCTGGAAAAGCAAGTTCAGGAGCTGTCGGAGCAGGAGAAAAAGGCAGCGGAGGAAGCTAAAAAGTTTGGAGCTAACGGTGAAACAGCGTTTGAAATGGTTGGTTCTGCGTTAGTTGCAGCAGGCATAACAGCAGGGTTAAGGAAAATTGCGGATGCTTACAAAGAATGCATTGATGTGTCGATGGAGTTTGACAGCACAATGAGTACTGTCGAGGCTCTATCCGGCGCGAACGCAGTACAGATGCAGGAACTGACCGCCAAAGCAAAGGAGCTAGGTGCGCAGACCTCGTTTACTGCAAACCAGTCGGCAGAGGCTATGACCTACATGGGTATGGCAGGCTGGGATGCGAACGAGATGCTTTCCGGTATGAACGGCATGATAAACCTTGCCGCCGCTTCCGGTGAAGACCTTGCGCTTGTTTCGGATATCGTCACCGATAACCTGACTGCATTCGGTCTGACCGCCAAGGACACCGCGCACTTTGCCGATGTGCTTGCAGCGGCCGCCACGAACTCCAACACCAACGTTGCCACCATGGGCGAAACCTTTTCTGACGCGGGCGCGATAGCCGGGGCGCTCGGATACAGCATTGAAGATGTTGCAGTCGGCGTTGGTCTGATGGCGAATGCGGGCGTTAAGGGCTCTGTTGCGGGTACCGCGCTGAAGAACACATTTAACGGCTTGCTCAACGGTGCGACCCTCACAGCTGATGCATTCGGAGAAATCGAATACTCGGCGGTAAATGCTGACGGCACTATTGACGGGTTCTCTGACTCCATAAACGAACTGCGCGGCTACTTTGAGCAGATGACCGAGGCAGAGCGTGTCCAGAACGCTATGGCAATTGCCGGACAGCGTGGGTACAACGGTCTGCTTGCAATGATCAACGCCTCGGACGAGGACTTCCAGTCCCTTACCGAGAAGATAAACAACTGCACCGGAGCGGCGCAGAAGATGGCTGACACCAAACTTGACAATCTGCAGGGTGATGTTACACTGCTTGATTCTGCCACTGACGGTCTTAAAATGACTATTGGGGAATTATATAACGATGAATTGCGTGAACTTACTCAAGCAGGAACACAGATTTTAACAGGTATCAATGAATTCTGCGAGGAGAATCCGGCTGTTGTTAAAGCAATTATGGCAGTTGGCGCAGAAATCGGTGTGGTTATAGCTGGTTATACGGCGTTTGTCGGTATAAAAAAAGTTAAAAATACCATTGATGCATTAGGCATTGCGCTCAAGGTAAAAAGTGCAGCTGCAACATCAGCGGAAACAGGAGCTGAAGTTGCAAATGCCGGTGCAACACAAGGTGCGGCAGCAGCACATGGAGCGCTTAATCTTGCAATGCTGGCGAGCCCGGTATTTGTTATTACTGCGGCGGTTGTTGCTTTGACCGCAATTGTAGTAGCTCTACGAGAGGCTTTTAAATTAGCTGAATTTGAAACGCTCGAATTATCAACAGCTTCGCAGGAACAGCAGGACAGGGTCGAACAGCTTAACAGCGACTATCAGACCGCCTGCGATACATACGGCGAAACCTCAGACCAGGCACGCGCTCTGAAATATGACCTTGACGAAGCGACCGCGACTATTGAGCAGCAATCTTTTTCCGTTTCAGATTTATATAGCGAAATCGATACGCTTCATACTTCGACATCAGAATTGCTGGATTCATATTCAAGTATAACTGATGAAGCTGAAAAACAGCAGGAAGGTGCACAAGTCTTAGCATCTAAGTTAAAAGAAATTGCTTCTTCCTCAGAAACAGCGGCTCGTAAGGAAGCTCTTATGAGTCCTATCATTGAAAAGCTAAATGCTCTCTATCCTTCACTTGGTATTACCGTTGAAAATGTTGCTGGAAAACTTGACGGGCTATCTGGTGCAATAGACAGAGCTGCAGAATCATCAAGCATGCAGGCGAAATATGATGCTGCAAAGTCAAATTTAGCGGACTTGTTAATGCAAGAAGAGCAGCTAGCTGATGTGGCGGCAAAAGCAGAAGCTGCACAGCTTAGAGCGGGTGAACGATTTGTTGATGCGGCAGGAGATAATATTTTTTCCGTTGCAGGCGGTATGATTACAGGTCGTGTTCAACAGACTCAAAAAGAGCTTGATGAAGCAAACGAAAAAATGTTTACAGCCCGTGATGATCTGGCTGCGATAAGAGAACAAATTGCAGACTGTGAAGCTGTAATGGCAGAGTATGGCGATATTGTTTCAGGTGAGTCAGAAAAAATGATTTCCGCTTATGACGCGGTATCCATAGCGGTAAACGACGTCACCGACCAGACAACCGAGCTTTTGCAGGCTTACAACGACGCATATCAGGCGGCGTATGACAGCATTAACGGACAATACAACCTTTGGACGAACGCTGAGGAAACTCTGCCGACAAGCATTCAGGCTATCAATGACGCGCTTTCTTCGCAGACAGAATACTGGGACAATTACAACTATAACCTTGAATCCCTATCCAAGAGGACGGGCGACATTGAGGGCTTGGGAGATGTGATCGCCTCATTTGCGGACGGTTCTTCTGATTCGGTGAACGTCATCGCCGGCATGGCTGACGCGACCGATGAAGAACTGAAAACCATGGTCACGAACTTTGAGGAGCAGAAAAAGGCGCAGGAAGAGGTTTCGAAATCGCTTGCCGATTACAAGGTAGATATCAATGATACAATGGACGGTATCGTTGACGACATGGAAAAAGCCGTTGAGGATATGAAACTGAGCGACCAGGCAGAAGAAGCGGCAAAAGCTACGATACAGGCTTATGCTGACGCTATCCTTGCCGGGAAAGGCTCGGTCACCACAGCGGCGGATATTGTTGCGGCAGCCGCTGCACAGGCCCTGGCAGGGGCGAGCGCTTCTGACAAGGCGTATGAGGGAAGCGTGCGCGGTTTCCATGATATTGAGAACGCTTATGCAAGCGGTACTGACTACGCAGAAAATGGCATTGCCCTTGTAGGCGAGGAAGGACCGGAACTTGTGGCTATGCGCGGCGGTGAAAGAGTCGTTGACGCGGATAACACCAGGGCGCTGCTTTCCGGCGGCTCGGGCGCGCAGATCACCATAGCGCCCCAGTTTGTCGTGAACGGAGAAGTTAGCGATATGACCGAGGAAAAGCTGCAGGAGATGTCCGAGCGGCTTATTGACATGGTAAAGGACGCGCTGAATGAAGCGGGAATAGACAGGCAAAGGAGTGTGTACGCTTGAGCACATATACGACGCAGCAGGGCGATATGTGGGACAGCATATCCCACCAGGTGTACGGAGATGTGAAATTCACGGACGTACTTATTAATGCCAACCCTGAATACCGATACATCTACATCTTTTCGGAGGGCGTTGTTCTCGATGTCCCGGATGTTGAGGACAGAATAACGGCGGACGACCTGCCGCCGTGGAAGAAGGCGAGCGGATGAGCGACAAGCACCTTGCGCGCCGTGCCGAAACACAGGTAGTTCTTAACGGCGTGGACATATCCGTGTATGTGAATAAGGACTGGCTTTCTTTCACATACACGGACAACGAAGAGGACGAGGCAGACGATCTCCAAATCAAGGTCTGCGACCGTGACGGCAAATGGCTTCGGAAATGGCTGAACAGCATAATTGAGGGCGGTGCGCTGGGCGGCTCGGTCATATCCACTGCGCCGGAAGGCAGCGTCAAGACTTCCGATCCTTCGGGTTCCAGCTCCTCGACAAGTGGGAACAGCGATAAACCCAGATACAGGGTGACCGCCTCAACTGGTGTAAATATCCGTAAGGGAGCCGGCGAGAAATACAAGGTCATTGGCAAACTCCCTTATGGTACGATAGTCGAGGTGCACGGTTTTTATTCAAGCTGGGCGAAAATCACCTATTCCGGAAAGACCGGATACATAAAGGGCAACAACCTTAAATCGATCGGCGGCGGGGGTTCTTCGTCCTCCAAGAGTTCTTCCGGTTCTTCCGGCTCCAAGACAGGCACAAGTGCCGGGAAGTCGGGAACTGTGCAGGTTCAGACTGGAAAGGGACTGAAAATATCCGCTGTCATCGTACTCCGAAACGGAAACAATGACGGCAAGGACGTTGTGCTTGACTGTGGTCAGTTCGAGCTTGACAGCATAGACGCACAGGGACCGCCGGCGACTGTTACCATTAAGGCAACGTCGCTGTCGTTTAGCAGCACCGTTCGTCAGACTTTGAAATCCAAGTCGTGGGAAAACATCACGCTTTCCGAGATTGCCGGACAAATCGCACGGCAGAACGGAATGGGAGTGCTTTTTGAAAGCGGATTCAATCCAAGGTATTCCCGCGTGGAGCAGTATCAGACCTCTGATATTGCCTTTCTGCAGAAGCTGTGCCACAATGCCGGCTGCTCCCTGAAAGCCACCAACAATATCCTTGTGGTGTTCGACCAGGCGGCTTACGAGGGGAAAAAGGCGGTCAGAAAGATAAAATTCGGCGAGGAGGGCGGCTACACCAAGTACAAGCTGTCCACTGGCACGAACAACTGTTACACCTCATGCCGGGTGTACTGCACCACTACGAGCGGCGCGGTCATTTCGGCGACAGAGTATGCCCCAAATTACAACGAGAACAGCGACAATCAGCAATGCTTACAGGTGTGTCAGCGCGTATCAAGCAAGGCAGAGGCGCAGGAACTCGCACACAAGCTGCTCCGTCTGCACAACAAATTTGAGATCACCGGAACGTTTACGTTCCCCGGAGATCCCAGGCTTGCCGCAGGAAACACGGTGGAACTTTGTGATTTCGGGTTTGGCGATGGTAAGTACATCGTCAAGTCCGCAAAACACAGCATATCTTCTAGCGGCTATACTACGCAGGTCACCCTGAGAAAGTGCCTTTCGGAAAGCGAGAGCACGAGCGGCGGCAAGACGGACAGCAGTGATGAGATACAGGAGCTGGCTATGCAGGTAATCCGTGGCGAATGGGACGTATATCCCAAGCGCAAAGAACTGCTTGAAGCCGCTGGACACAGCTATGAGCAGGTGCAGGCGCGGGTAAATCAGATACTTTACGGAGGTTGACATGTTTAGAATCGGAACGGTCACCGTTGTGGACGTTAAAAAGCGAATGGCAAGGGTCAGGTTTCCCGATGTGGACATCGTTTCGGACTGGCTGCCTGTCCTCAATCATTCATCGTTAGTGACGATTGCGCTGAAATCGGATGGAAAAGCGTGGACTATCAGTGAGAAACACGCGTCAGCCGACCGGGAGCTGAACAGCGGCGCGGAATACACCAAGAGCCACCCTGATGAGATCAGCGGGAAGTCGCCGGACATCGAATGTGCAGGCGGCTGTGTGCACACGCATGAAATCACGGTTAAGATATACGGCTGGTTGCCGTTTATCGGTCAGACTGTGGTGTGCGAATACAACGATGAATTCAACGGCGACGGCATTATCATGGGAGGTTTGACGTGAAAGTCGGCAGTCTTGGGAAAGTTGTTTTCACAGTTTCAACAAACAAAGTTGAAACATTTTCGGGCTTGAAGATAAGCAGTTCCGCGTCCTATGGAAGCCACAAGCGGCATTGCGGAAATGAGATCATTGAGTTCACGGGAAACGACGCGGATACGGTTTCGTTTAACATGACTCTTTCGCAGATACTTGGCGTCAAGGTCGCGGAGGAACTGGAGAAGCTGAAGAAGTACAAAAAGACAGGCAAAACGCTTAAATTTGTGATTGGCAAGAGAGTGATAGGCAACTATCGCTGGGTAATCACCAAACTTAACGTTACCGAGGAAATCTACGGCAAGAAGTCGGAGCTTATAACCGCTGGGGTAGCGATAACACTCAAAGAATACCACAAGTAAGGGGGCGGTAAAATGTCATACAAGGTAAGCGCCGCCGACGGTTATTCGCTTTCCCTGCAGGAGGACAGCGAACTGCTTTCCGTATTGCAGAACATCGCGCTCTTGCTGAATACAAAGCGCGGAACGGTACCCATGCACAGAGAATTTGGCTTGCCTATGGAATTCGTGGACAAGCCTATCGACGTTGCGGAAACGATAGCGTTTGTGGAGATATCGGATGCGCTTGAAGAATTTGAGCCGCGTGCCAAGCTGGACGATGTGTACTTTGAAAAATCCGCAGACGGCACAATGGCATTAACGGTGGAGGTGAGTATAGCAGATGAGCAGAGCGACTGATTATCAGTTTGTTTCGACTGACAGCGCGGAAGTCGTGGCAGACCTTACCGCAAAGTACGAAGAACTTACGGGACACACGCTGCTGCCATCGGACCCGGACAAGCTGTTTATTCAGTGGGTCGCCGGAATAATTATACAGCAGCGTATAATCGTAAATTACGCGGCAAATCAGAATCTGCCGTCCCGGGCGGTCGGTGAAAATCTCGACGCGCTAGGAGAAATGATATACAACGTGATAAGACCGGAATCAAAGCCGGCGGAATGCGTTGTGCGGTTTACACTGTCAGCACCGCAGGAAACGGCGATACCGATACCCAAGGGTACAAGGGTCACCGACAGCAGCGGGGCGCTTATGTGGGCGACTGCCGAGGAAACAGCGGTCAATATCGGCGAGGTCACGGCTGATGTCCCGGTTATCTGTGAAACCGAGGGAACAGTCGGAAACGGGTATGCGCCCGGTCAGCTGAATACGCTTGTGGACGTCGATAATGTGATGTACTATTCTTCCTGCGCGAACACTGAAACGTCCCACAGCGGCGCTGAACGTGCGACCGATGAGGAATACTACGAACTAATGAGGGCGGGGCTTGAGGCTTTCAGCACAGCCGGCCCGAAAGGAGCGTATGAGTATCACGCAAAGGCGGTATCAACGGAAATAGCCGATGTCTGCGCGATAAATCCTGCGGACAAGCCGGGGTATGTCGATATTTTTGCAATAATGACAAGTGGTGAAATCGCCGACGATGGTACGAAAAACGCTATACTTGCCGCTTGCAGCGATGATAAAGTCAGACCGCTTACGGACGTTGTCGAGGTCCTTGACCCGCTTGTTGTGGAGTTCAGCGTAAATCTTACATACTATATCGACCGCAGTTCCCAGAAGTCGGCGGCTGAGATCGAGGCGGCAATAAGGAGCGCCGTTGACGAGTATGTGGACTGGCAGTGCGGCAGAATCGGACGGGACATAAATCCGTCACGGCTTATGTGGCTGCTTAAGGATTGCGGTGCAAAGCGCGTTGATATTAGGTCGCCCGTGTTCACTTCGCTTCGCGATGGCTCGGACCGCCTTGTTCCGCAGTTTGCGCATACCGACCGCGCAAAATCCGTGATTACAAACGGAGGGTATGAAGATGAGTAAGACATTAGCAAAAAAGGACGCGCTCCTTGCCGCTTTTCCGTATTCGCTTACCCGTGACACTGATAAGGTAAAGCTTGCCGACGCAGTCGCAGGTGAGCTTATTAAGACTGTTGCACAATCCGAGTATGCGGCTATCTTTCCGAGGATTGACGAACTACCGGAAGAGGTGCTCGATATTCTTGCCGCTGATTTCAAGATACAGTGGTATGAAGTTGACGCGCCTGTCTGGAATAAAAGGCAGGCAGTCAAGGAATGTATGCTTGTTCACAAATACAAGGGGACAAAATATGCCGTGGAAACGGCACTGCGGAGCATTTATGATAATGCTAAAGTAGTAGAGTGGAATCAGTACAACGGTCCGCCTTTTCACTTCAAGGTGTATATCTATGATACTGGCAGCGATGAGGAAAAGCGAAAGCGTGTTTTGACAAAGGTACAGTACTACAAGAATGTCCGTTCGGTTCTCGATGAAACAGTATTCATCATCGACATAAACGCTGAATCAGGTTTCAGTGTAAAGACGTTGCTTTGTGGTAAAATCAAGACTATACGCGGCGCTATACTCGACCCGCGTATAATGGGTATCACTGCATCGGCCGGACTTAATGCCGGAACGAAGTTAGGCGGCAAGGTTAAGATGATATATTCGGAGGTAGAGCAATATGGCAACTTGGAATGACAATGCAATTACAGATGTCGGTCTGGAGCTGCTTGAACATACGCTGACAGCAGGAAAAACGCTGACATTATCGCGAGCGGCGGTCGGCGGCGGGCATGTGGAGTCCGCTGAACTCAAGGATCAGACAGAACTTTTATCTGTTCTCGCAGATGTGACTGTTTTAATCGCAGAGCAGTTAAGGCTTGAGGGCAGCAGCGGAATACAGATAAAATTGCAGATTCGCAACGACGGGATAACTTCTGCCTGCACTTATAAGCAGGTCGGAATTTATGCAACGGACGGAGAAACTGAAGTCCTTTTCGCAATTTATCAGGACGCGAATGGCGAAGAAATACCCTCGGAGACGGATTATCCTGATTTCATGGAGATATTTACAGCTGTTATTGCGCTTTCGCAGACATACAACGTAAATGTAACTGTGAGCAGTCTGGCCTATGTGACTAAGGAAGAATTAAATTCTGGTCTTGGCGGGAAAGCTGATATCGAACACACTCATACTACTTCTAATATCACAGACTATAAAGAGCCTTGCAATCCTAATCTGCTGATTAATCCGGATTTCCTGGTAAATCAGCGCGGGCAGAACGAGTATTCCAGCGGTTATACAGTGGACGGATGGTACATAGAGGGAAATAAATGCTCGGTAAGACCAAGTGTCGATGGCATACTTATTACATCAGCCATAAATGTAGATTCAAACTCTCATGCTTTTTGGCAGAAAATCGAAAATCCGCTTGCTCCCGGGAAATACACACTCTCTCTGAACGTCCTGGAAGTATCCGGTGTCTGGTCGGCGAGAATCCGCACTGTGAACGCTTCGGGGGATTACGTTGACAGCTACTATACTTCAGCGTTCCGCGAGGGAGTGAACAAGGTATCGGTCGACCTTTCCGAGGGCGAGTACATCTCCGCGGTCTCCGTCGGGTTCAACAAGGGCACCGAAGCCGGGAACTCCCTGAAGCTAACATGGGTCAAACTCGAAGCCGGCAGTGCCGCTACTCCATTTGTGCCGCCTGACCCGGCGACAGAACTGCTGAAGTGCCAGAGGTATCTGTTTGTGCTGCCGCAATGGAGTCGCTGGCGAATGTGCGAATATACATCTAAATTTTTGCGATTTGAAATCCCAACTCCGATAAAAATGCGTATCAAGCCAACGCTCATTAATTCTGAAAATTTCGTGATCAGATCTATAGATATAGTAAATGAACTGGATGGCTTTACATACGAAGCTGACAATTATGCTGGTAACGAGTTGCTTATAAAAGCAATAAAAGACAGCCATGACATAACGGATGGTGTGATCGTTGCCAGCAATGGCAATGTACTGCTGAGCGCCGAACTTTAAGGAGGACATCATGGACGAATACATAGTTTATGTAAAAACCGACAAGGGCGGAACAATCACCGCTATCAATTCAAGCGCCTTCGTTAGTGGTGAGGGCTGGGTGGAAATCGACCGGGGCGAGGGTGACCGCTTTCATCACGCACAGGGGAATTATCTTGAGTATGGTCTTGCTGACGCGGACGAAATTTACAATTACAAGCTGGTTGACGGCGTTCCGGTGCTCCGCTCTGATGAGGAGAAATCACCGGAACGCGCTAAGATTTTAGCGGTGCTTGAAATCGCGGAACTCAAGCAGAAACTCGCTGAAACCGACTATATTTCTGCCAAGATAGCGGAGGGTGCGGCGACCCGGGAGGAATACATGGACAAGCTTGCGGAGCGTGCAAGCTGGCGCGCTAAGATAAACGAACTGGAGGCAATGATATGAAAGACGGAATTTGCACCGCAATTGGCGTTGTAGGAAGCACTATTGCAAGTTTTTTCGGTGGCTTTGACGCCGCGCTGATCACGCTGCTGATATTCATGGGCGTTGATTATGCGACAGGTCTTATTGTCGCTGGAGTATTTCACAAGTCTGAAAAGACGGAGAACGGCGCATTGGAGAGCCGTGCAGGCTGGAAGGGACTTTGCAGAAAAGGAGTTTCTCTGCTTGTTGTTCTTGTTGCCTGTCGGCTTGATATGATCATGGGGTCTAATTTCATTCGGGACGCGACTGTCATTGCATTTATTGCAAATGAAACTATCTCCATAATCGAAAATGCCGGACTGATGGGTGTACCTATTCCCTCAGTCATTACAAAGGCAATTGAGGTCTTGAAAAAGAAATCAGAACGTGAAGATAAAAAGGATGGTGAGGAATAATGGCTAAGTATGCAGGTGTCGACATCAGCTATTGTCAGCCAAATGTCGATTATGCAGCTCTCAAGTCCGGAAAAATCCTCGGATATCCTGTCAAATTCGCTATGATTCGGGCTGCATACGGTACGAATATGGACAAGTACTTCCTGCAGCACGTTCGTGGCTGTTTGGCGGCCGGCTTATATGTCGGGGTATATCTGTTCAGCACCGCCAAGAATACCGCGCAGGCTAAGGCAGAGGCCGAGTGGCTGATCAGCACGATTAAGGCGAACAAGCTGGACGGCAAGATCACGTATCCGATAGCCTACGACCTTGAGATGGAATCGCAGTACAAACTTGGGAAGACTGTATGTACGGCGATGTGCAAGGCCTTCATGGACACGATAGCCGCGCATAACTATCAGCCGATGCTGTACACGAACGTCAACTGGATATGCTGTCATCTCAATTACGATGAGCTGAAGGATTATCCCCTGTGGCTTGCCGCGTACATATCCGAGGCAAAGGTCAAGAAGTACATTACCAAGTACGATATGTGGCAGCACTCGGTTGCTGGTCATAAATACTACGATGTGCAGGGTGTCGGAGCAGTTCCCGGAATCATCGGACAGTGTGACTGCAACTGGGGTTACACGGGGTTTGCCTCGAAAATCCGCAAAGAAGGCAAGAACAAGCTCCCTAATCAGAAATACCGCGTCACTGCCACAAAAGTAGTCACGAAATCTGAACTTCCGGCCACTACTGATCCGCTGAACGCGATGGGTTTTACAGTGAAAACTGAAGAGGTATAATTAAATAAGTGCGCCGCCCTCGAGGGAATTTCCTTGAGGGCGGCGTTTTTTTAGTTTACGTCTTCTGATGTGAGCTTTCCGGTTTTCTTGTAGCGTAAGCCTTCTGGAGATGAATATACTTCTTCTCCAAATGCATGCTTGCCGTGGTAGAAGTCTGTGATATCCATGCCTAATGCCTCAATGACGCGGCATGCAATACTAAATGAGCAGGTCATGATATTGCGTTCCCCGCTTTCGAACTTCTGATATTGTTGAAGAACAACCTTTGCTTTGTCTGCCACCTGTTGCTGGGTTAGTCCGAGGACAACACGCTTCTCTCTTAGGATACCGTGTGCGTCATCGGATAAGTGGCACATTTGAAATCCGCTTAAATCCATAAATCATACTCCTTTCGAATACACTCGATTGAGTGTGATTGTATTATACACTCAATCGGGTGCAATGTCAAGTGTTTTTGCGCAAGAAAATCCCCGGCTGTTCTCAGTCGGGGATCTCTCACACCTTTTGTTTGTAAACGCTCTGACTTTCGCACTTATCGACGGTCTTGCTTGCATTGGGGGTAAAAGAAACGATCTCCGACAGGTCGCAGTCCAGCGCCTCGCAGATTTTATCAAGGTGTTCAAGGCTGACTCGTTCGGCAACATTGTGGAATAAGTCGTTTATAGTATTTGGACGTATTCCTGTCTTTGCGGCAAGTTCAGCCTGTGTTACCCTAAGCTCGCCCAGCTTGCGGGATAACATGATCATAATCATCTGCAATACACTCCTCTTGATAAATTATACCACTAGGAGTTAGATGTGTCTGCGAATTGTTGAAAACCAACTAATTGTGATAGAATATAACAAATATTTTATGTTTATTTCTTGGCAATTAAAATTCGAATATATAAGTTGTTAAAAACCAACAAATAAATAATAAATCTATGGTGTAAAATAATAAAAGTAATAGAGTTAATATTGACAAAACGCTAATTATATGGTATACTTTCTCTAAGCACCGAATTACGTGGGCAAAAGAATACCGACGAAGCCTGGACACTTCGTCGGTAGCATTTGGTTAGTCGCGATTGGTTTGATCAGAGCTGTAATAACATTCGGAGTCTGGATTAATCAGATCAGTGAATGTGGTGTCATTCGGGTTCTTAATCAACACAATGATCATTAATACAATAAGAATGAGCTGCATATTCGGTTGCTGCTTTGGGGTGCGGGGTGGCTGTGCTGTAGGTTTGGCCATTCCGCATTTCAAGTTCATCCGAGCCTTAAAGCTAATCTTACCATTCATACGCATAGACTTGGCCTCCTAATCACTGTTAAATGGTTTAGGTTTATCACACAGGCTATTTATTACTGAGGTGGAATAACTGAGGTGGAATATTTGAAGGCAGCATAGCTTTTCATCCTCCTTTCCTGAAATAAAAACAGCGAGGTTTCCCTCGCTGTTGGTCAATCACCTGATATGCATATGATGTTTATCATTGCAACATCCAGGAATTGTCACAAGGGTTTTTTGATATTACGTCTATTACGGAAATAATGTTACGAATATTATTCATAGACAAATCAACCCTCGTTTCTTTCATGAATTTCTGGACTCGCTTTTTGCTCATTATAGCATATCTCTTTGTTCATGTCAAGGCTTTTTTGTTATTTTTGTAGCTTTAATTTAATTTGAAGTGAGGAATTTGTCAATATTGTATAAGGCTCGGTGCTTGATTAAAATGCCGAGTGCTTTTTTGTTTAAGGTAAATGTGTATGTTATCCTTTCGGGTCGTATGAGTGGGGCTACACATGATACCATACATCATTATAGTAATTACGATACTGAGTATAAAAAACTTAAAACAGCATATAAATTCAGTATATAAAGTGTAAGCTGTTGATCCGAAGGAGGTAATAAATGTTCATTAACTTTTCAAATCACCCGTCTGTCAGATGGTCGGCAGAGCAGACTGCCGCCGCAATGAAGTTCGGCGATATTGTCGATCTGCCGTTCCCTGACGTACCTGCCGGCGCGGATACTGCCGCCGTTTCCGGACTTGTCGATGAATACTGCGCCAGGATACTTTCCCTGGGGTCTGACGTGGTTCTTGTTCAGGGCGAGATGTCACTTTCGTTTGCGGTCGCGGGCAGGCTCCAGAGGAACGGCGTCGCCGTTCTGTGCGCGTGCAGCGAGCGGGTCTGCGAGACTTCCGTGCTTGACGATGGTTCCACGGAGCGGCGTTCTGTTTTCAGGTTCGTGCGGTTCCGCAGGTATCCTCTTCTGGTATGATTTACGCATAATAATTCTTTCAGGGTATTGACACGGACGAAATTATGTGGTAAAATCATAGTATAAAGGGTGGTAGAAATGAAGCAAGTTAAATGTTTTTTTAAAATTCAAATCCCAGTTTGCCGTATAACCATGCGGGCTCGTGGGTTTGCAGTCTGAACCACCCCCCTCACCGCGAGGTGTTTGACCCCAATCCCCGATATCCTAAAAAGATATCGGGGATTTTTCTATGCAAAAAACTTAAAAAACTGGCTTGTCCGGGTATACATAGTGAAAGGAAAAGCTCCTGAGAAAATCTCAGAAAAAAGTTTCCGAAAAACTTAAAAAACCTGCTTGTCCGGGTATATATAGTGAAAGGAGATGATCACATGATAAAGAATTTCTGCGATGTTCCCATGTTCCGCTGATTTTCCGACATTCATTCTTCAAGGGGGTATTCACATGAACAGATATTTTCAGTCCTTTGTTCCGGCGTTCCTTTATGACATGTGGCTCGGCTATCTTTATTCCCCGTTTGTCGGCGAGCCTGACTGCTCCTCTGATTATTACAAATAAAACTTAAAAAACCGGATATTCCGGGTATAGATAGTGAAAGGTGGTGATCCCCATGCCGGTACCTGTTATAGTTGCCATCATCAGCGGTGTTACTTCCGTTATTGTCGCAGCGATCAATGCTGACTGACTTCCTGTTACATTCCGATACGAAAGGTGGTGATATAATGGCTGGCGTTATAATGCCCAGACACGACCTGTTCGGCGGCTCCCGCCGCAGGCGTCTGTTTATCCTTTACTGATTTCTGATGTTCCGAAGGGAGGTGATATCCATGGCTGATCGTGACAGCTTCATTCTCGGCGTTCTGGCTGGCATTCTTCTGGGCGGTGAGGACGACTGATCCGCACTTGATTTCAATATATGGAGGTGATATTCATGGGTTCTGTTCTTGGCACAATTATCCGCGCTATCTTTGACGCTGCCGCCGACCCTGCATGCCGTGACTGATCCGGCTTATTTCCATGAAAGGAAGTGATAAAACTTAAAAAGTTCAGTTTCTCGGGTATATATAGTGAAAGGTGGTGATACCATGAGCAAGATCATAAATCCCGATCCTCTGCGCGACGATTTTCCGCTCCGTTGGTTCATTTTCTGGTGATTTTTCTCTGATTCCACATTAAGGAGGTGATTTTCATGAGTGCAGGCGTACTTACCGCCATCATCGGCGCTGCTGCTTCCATTGCTATTGCGGCTGTCAATTCTCAGGAGTGATTCCTGATTTCCTGATTTTATATGAAAGGTGGTGATACCATGAGCAAGATCATAAATCCCAATCCTCTGCGCGACGATTCTCCGCTCCGTTGGGGCATTTTCTGGTGATTTTTCTCTGATTCCACGTTAAGGAGGTGATTTTCATGAGTGCAGGCGTACTTACCGCCATTATCGGCGCTGCTGCTACTGTCGCTACCGCGATCGTCAATTCCAATTCTGATGACTGAACGCCCGTTTCGGGCAGGGGGAGGTGATAACCATGCGGCTTTTTTCGCCGGAAAACGGTTGACATTTCGGGACAAATGTGCTAAACTATACTTGTAGGAGTGGTAAAAAATGAGACATAATAAATGTTTTTCAAAAATTTAAATCCCGGTTTGCCGCATAACCATGCGGGCTCATGGGTTTGCAGTCTGAACCACCCCCTCACCGCGAGGTGATTGAAACCCG